TGGTGCCTCTAGGGGGGGGTAAGGGGGCGAGGGGTGACGGCCGCCTACGGCGGGGCTCCCTCTAACGCCCGAAGGCCCGGCCCCTTGCGGGGTGCGGGCCTGGGCCGCCTTGCGTTGCGGCTCATGCCCACTGCTAATGCATGAGCTATGCCATGCACGCCATAGCCGCAACGGGTAGGCCAAGTCCGCGAAACCAGGCCGGGTACCGATCTGGTCCACTAGCCCGGTATGGCGCTAATGTCATAGCTAACGACTGGCCGACAGTCAGTCGAACGCCCGGTGCGCCAAGAAACCTTAGTGGTTACGGCTACTTGGTGCCCTGGTCCCCGCGCTCGACCGGTATGGCGTCCACGTCATAGGCACCATGCAATGGTTGCGTGGGCCCCGTCTTGGGTCGGCAGGCCGTATTGGCGCAGGCCTCATAGGCTGCTCCGAGCTCGCTCCTATGGGCTCGCACTAAACGCATCAGAGCGTGGTAGCTCAGTCCTAGTGCCCTGGCCGCGGCAGTGGCGCTATTGGCGTCCCTAAGGGCGCGCCTGATGCCAGCAATGGCCGTCCGGCGCAACTGGCGAACTAGAGGCGGGGTTTTGCCGCCCGGCTCTCTCAGTAAGTGGCCATAGGCCCAAGTGCGTGGGTCGTTGGTCATGGCGCTTGCGCGACCCTTCGAACGAAGGCCAGAAGCGGCTCAACCGGTCGAAACCATTCGTTGTTGTGTCGAATTCGAGCCAACCGAAACTTGCGGTGAAGCCTGCGCTCGAGCGGGAGGCCACCGGGAAGCGTAGCAATCACGCTCAAATCGCCATCGTTACCGCTCTGGAGCTCGGTGAGCCTCTTGGCTAACCGGACCGACAAGCTTGTCCCAATTTTGATCGCCCCGGAGCTCGATTGGATGAAATAAACGACCTGCGTGGGCTGTCGCCGGCCAGTTTCCTGGCGAAATTTGGGAAGGAAATGCTCGACAAGAACAGGTTTCTCCGGAGCTCGGCCCCCTGCACGCTTGCTTAGCCGTCGCTCGAAAGAGCCAAAGGCTTGGTCTCTAATGGCTTCGTAGATTTGTCTTCCGAGTTCAACGGAGCATGGGTCGGGCATAGCCGCCCCAGCAGTGCAAAGTACGGGCCACGATGTCCGGAGATGTACGCCCGGCCCATGGGTTCCGGAGCCTTTTTGAAAATTCCTGAATTTTATTCGTACTTCAGCCGATTCAGGCTCTGAAATACGCTCGGTTGGCCGGTGTTAGACTGACCATTACTGACCAGCACGAACCACGCGAAAGCGAGATGGATAGGAGGGTGGCAGTTTCGAACCTGGGGGCTGTCTGAGGGATCGCCTCTGGGCGAGCCCGAAGACTGGGGGGAGGAGCCGGAGCGAGCGAAGCGAGCGACCCTCTGCACCCAGGCGGAACAACCTGTCAGGTCAGGATCCCGCGCGGTTCAGACGAGGCCTCCGGTTCGCCCCGGACAGCGTCAGTCGAGACGAAGCATCGGCCGCTGTGCCCACGGATCGCGAGGATGTGCTCGGGGGTCCCTCCCGTCGCTACCATGCAGGTGTAGATGTGGACCCCGGGCGCAGATAGGGCCGCCTCCAAGTCCGCCTCGGTCGTCTCGCAGAGCTCATCCTGGGACATACCCGTTTGGCTAGGGCCACTTCCGGGAGCAGCAAGGACGGGCCACAAATCATCAACCGATTCAAGCGTCATGGCCCGGGGTGGGCCGCTCGGCTTGGAACCGAGAACCCTCTGGTCAGAACGTAAGCCCTCGCCATCCGGCGATGCCCGGCGGCCTGTACCCGCCGGGGAGTGGGTCGGCACCACTCGAGGGCTCGAGACGCCGGGAGCACCGACAGGCCCCCGAGCTTCTGCGATCCGTCGCAACGGCACCAAGGGGGCTACTGCGGAGTGGCCCAACGGAAGGGCACTGAGGTTCATACCCCGGAAGCAGCGCGGTTCGACTCCCGCCTCCGCTACCAGATTCGAAGACTTCAAGCCGCCGTCCGGCGGCAGCAACAGGAGAAAACCATCATGGGATGCGGCGGAAAAGGCAAAGGTAAGGGAAACGGCGGTCCGAAGATGCCCAAGGGCGGCAAGGGCAAGGGAAAAGGTAAGGGGAAGTAGCCTTACACCCGATCAGCGACCGACGCCTACGCGCGCGCGGGGACATCACGACACCAGGTCAACACCGAACTTTGAGAGGTGACAAATGGCATCAGCAAAGCTACCCAGCTACACCCGCAAGGGTGGACCCTACGACGTGAAGTCCAAATTGCGTCGGGAGAGTAGGAAGTCCCCGGCGCGTTTCAGTAAAGCAGCCGGCGGCGGAGCGATCCGCTTTACGCCCGGCGCTGGTAGTTCTGCTGGGTGAACAGACGACTCGCCGGGTCGTCCGGCGTTCGACAACAACAACCCTCCGGAGGTTGAACAATGGCAGCTCGAAAAAAGAAGGCTCCCGTGCGAAAGGCGCCCGTGAGGTTCAGTAAGGCATCTGGCGGCGGAGCGATCCGCTTTACGCCCGGCGTGGGCAGTTCCGCAGGCTGAACTTGCCGAAAGCGATGGAGCGGCCATGGCAGGAGACCGAAAGGATCCTGCGCGAAGCCGCGGATGAGAGCGAGGCTGTTCTGGTCGCCTACTCAGGCGGAAAAGACAGTCTCGCTGTCATCGACCTCTGTTCGAGAGCCTTCAAGCGGATGGAGGCTTTCTTCATGTCGTTCCTGCCTGGATTGCGGTGCTGTCAGCCGCTCATGGATTACGCGAAGGAGCGCTGGGGGGTAACGGTCCGGGAGTACATTCACCCGCAAGTCTTGGTGTCGCTACAGAACGAGATCTTCTGCCCTGTGCGCGACCAATACAGCGACCTCGAGAAGCTCTCCATTCAGGATATCTACGAGGTGGCTGCGCAAGACACGGGAATTCGGCTGATAGCCAACGGGCAGCGTCGAGCCGACTACATGTTCCGCGCATCCAACGCGCGGAAGGCGCAGAGAACGAAGACGATTTGCCCGATTGTCGGGTGGAACAAGTTCGACGTGCTGGCGTACTTGAAGGCTCGGAACATACCGCTGCCAGACGCTCAGAAGGGCACCCAAACGACCGGGATTGATCTGTCGATCCCTCGATTGCTGTGGCTCTTTGACAACTACCCTGATGACTTCGATCGGATTGCCCAGGTATTCCCCTACGTCGGGGTAGTCCCGGCGCGACGTGAGTTCTATGGACTCGGCTAGTTCACTCGAAGAGCTCACGCTGACGCAATTCGAAGGATTCGTCTGTGAGGTAAGGCGACGGAGTGAGCTCAAGAATGCGCCTTACAACCCGCGCCGCATCAGCGATGCGGCACGAAAGAAGCTTCGCAACGGGATCAAGAAGCTGAAACTATTGGGGCCCGTGCAGTGGAACAAGCGCACAGGGAACCTCGTTGGCGGGCACCAGCGGCTCTCGATTCTAGACCAGATGGAGACGAAGCCAGACTATCTGCTGACTGTTGCGGTAGTCGACCTTGACGAAAAGCAGGAGAAGGAAGCGAACCTGCTCCTGAACAACTGGTCCGCTCAGGGCGATTGGGATCCAGAGAAGCTCAACGAGATGCTGCCGGGGCTCGACCTGGAGGCTACCGGATTCGACGATGCCGACGTCATGCGGATGCTCGGAGACCAGGTCGACAACGCCGAGGCACAAAAGCTTGAGGAAATGGCCGACCGGCTACGGGCAGCGCGTGAGGTTGTTGCGAAGACGGCCGAGGCTGGGGCTCGTTACAACACCACGGACTTCTACTTCGTCTCGGTGTTCAAGTCGCCAGAAGACGCGGCGGCCTTTCTGGAAGAGCTTGGACTCGAGGCGAACCGCTTCCAGTCCGGTGACAAGCTCCGTGAGATCTTCCGAATGCGCAAAGCCGGAGAGCCCGAGTCGACCGCCGCGGAATAGTCCATGGCAGCACAGAAACCCGACACAGAGACCACGAACAAGATTTGCGTCTGCGCCAACAAGGGGATGCCGCTATCCACAGCAGCTGAGCGATGCGGGCTGTCTCGCCAGCTTATCTACGAGTGGAAGCGCTGGGGAGACAAGGCGTTGAGTGAAGGCAGAACGAACGCCTACACGGACTTCGCCACGAAGGTCAACCAGGCTCAGGCAATGTTCGAGCAGACGGCGCTCGAAGCCATCCAAAAAGCGGGTCAAGACGCATTCACCACCGACGCCAACGGCAACGAACATCTTATTCGTAATGGGCAATGGACGGCGCTGGCCTTCCTGCTTGAGCGGACCAGGCCCGGCAAGTACGGGCAGAAGGTCAATGTCGAGGTCAAGCAAGCGAAAGAGGAGTTTCTCGACATCGTCGAAAAGCACCTGAACCAGCATGTCAAAGGGGTTCTTGCAAGAAAGATTCTCCAGGGGATCCTCGAAGACCTCATGGAGCTCGATCGCCGGCGCGAGGCTGGCGAGACTGCGGGCGGTTGAGGACGAAGAGTCGGACCCGGTTCCGCTTGACGTCTCCGCAGTCTGGAATCCGAATCCGCCCGTCGAAGGCAGGCCCACCTACGACAACGGGAAAAGCCCTCAGGAGCTTTTCTGGGACATCGATTGCGATGAGGTACTGTATGGCGGGGCCGCTGGGGGTGGCAAATCCGCCGCATCCGTCGCGTTCCCGCTCAAGTGGGGTCACCTGCCGGGGATGCGGACTCTCATCCTGCGTCGCCAAAGCAAAGATCTCGACGACCTCATTCACAAGAGCTGGGATTTATACCCGGCGGTGTGCACCGGTGCGACGAAGGTCCAGAGCCCTCACTATCGGTGGACGTTTCCGAGCGGTGCCGAGGTCAGTCTCAGCCACTGCAACAACGAGGACGACTGGAAGAACTACGACGGTTGGGAAATCAACCTTCTGATCTTCGATGAGCTCACTCACTTCACCGAGCAGCAGTACACCTTCCTCATTGGACGAAACCGATCAAGTCGTCCTGGACTCCCGGTCTACGTGCGGGCTACCACCAACCCCGGCGGCAACGGGCACGAGTGGGTCTTCCGACGCTGGGGGGCGTGGCTCAACCCGAACTTCAAAGCGCAGGGACTGACAGAGCGCAAAGACGAGGCTGGACAGCTTCCTCCGGCCAAGCCCGGAGAAATCTGGCACGTCTACCTCGATGATGCAGGGAACGAGGTCTACTGCCGAGAACGGGTCCTGAACCCAGACGGCACACCGAAGTCACTTTCGCGGACCTTCATTCCGGCAATGCTCGCGGACAACCCGAGGGCAGACCCGAAGTACGGGGCGCGCGTTGCGTCGATTCCAGACCGCGTCAGGCGCCTTCAGCTCCGCGACGGTAACTGGCTCGTCAAGACCGTCGAGGGAGCGCTCTTTAATGGAGTTCAGCGCTTCACCAGGCTCCCGAGCGAAGGCGGGTACGCGATCGCCTACGGCGCCGACCTCGCCTACACGGTGGGCACCAAATCCGACTGGTCGGTGCTGCTCCGCGGCTACATCTTCGGAAGTGACATCTACGTTGTCGGGATGGAGCGAAAGCAGGTCGAGGCAACGTCGTTCGTCCTGACGATGAAGGCGAAGCTGACTGAACGCCGGGGAATCATCCGATGGTACATCGGTGGCGGAGGAGAGAAGGGCACTGCGCAGTTCATCGCAAAGCACCTCTGTGACGCCAACAACCGAACCTATCTGAGAGCCCTGCGCGCGACGGCCGACAAGCTTGTCCGCGCAACCCCGGTCTCATCCACTTGGAACGTTCCGACCGACGACGAAGGAAAACCCATCGAAGGGAAACGGGGACACATATTCGTGCCCGGAGAAGACTCTGAGCTCTACGGCGAATGGGTCGACGTCTTCCTGAACGAGGTCCTGTCGTTCACCGGGGACCCCAAGAAAGACGACCACGACGATATCGTGGATGCGTTGGCGGCCCTGCACGACGAACTCTGCAACACCCAACAGGCGGAACGTGACCGGGCGATGCGGTCTAGGTTTCTGCCGACCATGAGTTGAACCGATGAGCAACAAGCTTCTGGCGGCCCTTTCGCCGATCGTTACCGAGTACTACACGTCGCTTGCCAGCGACCTCGACTTGGTCGCCGAGGGCGGAGGCGGCAAGCCGGCGGCGTTGGTATGGGCGAACTCAGAGGCGACGATCTACCTGACGGATAGTCGGGGTACGAAGGCGATCCCGCTGGGAGCGGGCTACACCAACGGAATCATGGGGCCGTGGAAGACCGTTGGGACCGGGACGGCAGCCACGGTCACGAGTAGCAGCGCAGACACGACGCCGACCTTTGCCGGCGGCGAAACGGTCACGCTTCGTTTCGACGAAGGAACGATCTACGACACCGGGGACGTTGTGGTCACGTTCTTAGCGACGGACGATACGCAGGCGCTGGTCGCCGCTCGGATCAACGCGGCGGTTCAGGCTGCTGTCTTGGTACTAGAGGGCAAGGCCACAACCCACGCCTTCGTAGCCGTGGTGATCGACGAGTACGTTCTGACCGGGCGCGCCCACGGGACGGCCGCAGCGGTGGAGGTCGTTGCGTTCAGCGCTGCGGGCGTCGGGACGACCCTGGGCCTTTCGGTGGGGGTGACGAACGGAACCGCCACCGGAGCCCCGACTGGCCTCGGCGTGCAGTGGTAATCGATGGCCTTCGCCGAGTCTGTTTCCAGCGTCGGCTTCAAGAAGCTGTCGCAGCAGAATCCGGAGAACAAGCCGGAGATCTGGCAGCGCATCCGCTTGCTCTACAAGGGCGGGTATGAGCTCAAGGAGCAGGCGCGAAAATTCATCGAGAAAGCGATCAACGAGACGCAGCAGACTTACGAGTACCGGATTCAGCGCGTCTCGTACATCAACTACTTTGGCCAGGTCGTCGACTACTTGGTCGCGGCGCTTTTCGAGGAAGAGCTTTCGGTAACCGCAGCGGGGGACGCCAAAGACCCGAACACTCCGGGGGAGCTACCGGACAAGGCATTCTGGCCAGACTTCGCAAACGACGCGGACCGAGCCGGAAGCCCTTTCGCAGAAGTGATGCGCCGCATCGTGACGCAGGCGCTGCTCTTCAAGCGTGGCGTCATCTATCTCGACTTCCCCCCTGTTGGCGCAGAGATCACGAACCGGGCCCAAGAAGAGAAGACGGGGGCGGGGCGCGGGTATTGCTGGGACGAGGGACTGGACCAGCAAGAGCTCTTGGATTGGCGAATCGGAGATGATGGCAAGTGGCTATGGGCCATCACGATGCGCAAACTCATCGAGCGCCTTGACCCTTGGAACGAGCGCACCGAGTACAAGTGCCGATTCAAGTGCTGGTACATGGAGGGCGGGGTTGCCAAGTTCGTGGTGCTCGAGTCAAAACTCCACAAGATCGGAGATCCCATCGGCGACAACGAGATCATGTTCCAGGTGGGTGAGGGAACGACCTCGTTTAATCGCATTCCGATCGTAGTGCTTGAGCTACCGGATGGGCTTTGGGCGGGCAATAAGATCGGAGCGTTAGCCGAAGAGCACTTCCAGCGGCGCTCCGATCTCTTCGGTGCGATAGGCAGGAATCTGATCGAAATCCCGTGGTATCGACAGGGTTCGGAAGTCCGAGGAGTCGGAGAAGCACTTCCGAGTGCCACCGGAGAGGACGAGAAGCGCGGAGAAAAGACCCTACAGGCCTTACTTGAGAAAGGCATCGTACCCATCGGGGACAAGGATGAGATCGGCTATGCCAGTCCGAGCGGGAACGCCTTCAGTATTGCCGACAAGAGCCTCCAAAGTCTCAAGGAAGAGATCTACCTGACCGTAACGGCGATGGCGCTATCGCTGCCCAACACGGCGTCCACGGTCGGACGCTCCGGGGAGAGCAAAAAAGAGGATTCGTCGTCAGCCGAGAAGGTCTTGGGTGCGCTCGGGAAGTTCGTTCGCCGTGCCACCAAAGAGGTCTACAGCTGTCTCAGTGATGCGCGCAGAGAAGCAGTCGTCTGGGCCGTGTACGGGTGCTCGAAGTTCCGGCTAAACGAGCGCGGAGAATTGGTCGATGAAGCACTGACGGTGGAGACGATTCCGATCCCGTCGAGCACATTCCAAAAAGAGTACAAGACCAGTCTGGCACTGTCCCTGGTCCCGCACTGCTCGCCCGAGACGCGGGTGCAGATTCAGAAGGAAATCGACGAAGGGATCGACGAGAACCAGGCCATGACCGACGCGCTTCGTGAGGCTGCGCTCCGAGCGGGAGAAGAGGGGACGGAAGAGGGCAACGAAGAGCTCGAAGAGGAAAAGCCGCGAAATGCCGCCGAAGGTACTGAGCGAGGAAACCCGAAAGCGTCTGCTGGCTCAGCACCGGGACGCAATTCAACGGGTCGTCGCCGCTGAGGCGGTCAGCCTCGGCATGATGACCGAGGCGACGCAGGCAGCGACGGGGAGGCTCATCGAGGCGAACCGGCGCCGGGCCAAGACGCGAGACGCCGACGAGTCCCAGCGGTTCCTTCGCCAGGCCATCCACCAGGAGACCGGGCAGCTCGAAGACCAGTTCTGGGAGGCTACGACCCGGGGCCGGATGGCGGCCCGCGACCTCGCCCAGGGTCAGGTAGCGTCCGAGCTGGCCATCGTCGGGGCCTACGGGAAGGCCAAGGGATTCGGCTGGACGATCCCAGCGGCCCCCAAGGTCTGGGAGGCGGTACAGGTCGACGAGCTCGCCGCAACGATCGCCACCGGCTCCGCGGTGTCGCAGTGGGCGAGCGCAATGATGCTCGGGACCTCGCTTTGGGGGCGCGACGGGGGGCGACTCGAGGAAGCGCTGAAGCGCGCCGGCGGAACGCTCTCCGACAAGCTCGTGGGGCACGCGAGCTACCAGGCCTTCGAGGCCTACGGCCACGAGCACCGAAGCGCCTGGGGCGAGATATCTCGGCTCCGGGACGAGGCAGCCCGACGAACACGACCCCGGGTCGACGAGGTCACCGACTCGGACATCGGCCTCCCATGGGGCTGGACCGCCATGACCTTCAAGGTCTGGTCGGCGTTCCTGGACGGTCGGACCTGCGCGGTCTGCTGGAGACTCGATGCCCAGATGGTCCCGTTTGACAAGCCATTCGACGAAGACGCCCAAGTACCACTGCACAACCGCTGCCGGTGCGCCGTCGTGAGCATGGTCATCCCCGAGGCGATGCGGCGCCGGCTCCCGGGGCTCCAGGTCGACTACGGCGAGATCAAGGCTGAGCTCCGAGAACTCATTGGGGCGCGCTCTCCACGGGGAAGGATGACACCGGAAGCGCGCAACGCGCTGGCGGCGACCAACCCTGTCAACGTCTTCCAGATCCAGGACCGAAGCGCCCTCCGTTACATCAGGGCCGTTACGCAAGGGCCACAGGGTATTCGCCCCGGCGTGCGGCAGAGCAGCCCGGAAGCGCTTCTGAAGCGGCTGAACGACATGCAGAAGCCCGCCGGCAGGGGCAGCCGTTTCCGGTCGAGCGCGGGAGCGACCCGCCCGAGGCTCTACCCTCCTCCGGGTCCGCGGGGAAAACGAGAGTGATTCATGCCCGTTTGGCGACGGGTAAACAGGAGAAGTCTATGTCCGAGAACAGCATCATCCACGAAGAACAGCAAGCACACCAAGGTAGAACCTGGAGGGTATGCACGTGGAACCACGGTGGTGTAAGCGCTTATTGGAACTGGAGTTCCGACAAATATGACCCCGGCGACATCCGAAGCATGATGTCGATTCACACGAACAAGTGCAAAGTAACCGTTGCTGTGGTGTTGAACCAACGTCCAGGGGGAACTTACACGATACAGAGAGATTGCACGTCTTTGGAGACGGGAATCCAGTGGGCTGGGGATGTTATCGGTAAACTAGAGCAGCATCGTAACTCTTGGGGGCAAAAGCTCTCTGAGCTAGCAGAAATCTGGGCCCTGCTAGAGGACCAGATGTCGCAGAAACGATCGTGGGACGACAAGGTCGGGAAGCTCCAAGTGGAGCTCACAGAGCTGACCAAGCACCAGCAATCTGCGCTGATTCGTGTCGGGTTTTTGGGGTCGAAAATAGACGACACGTTTGGTTTGTCACCGGAATGCCGGGCACCGAGTCCGGAGCCGCTCGCCGACGCTGCTGAGTAGACACGGCCGGTTCCCGCTTCAAGCGCAGGAACTCTGGCGCCGAGGATCTCTCAGGGGCTGGGACGCTAACACTACGGGCCACGCCGCTGGCCTAGCCGAGCCCGAACCCCAACGGACGCGGTGAATAGCGGCGATTCTACCCCGGGCGACGGACGCCCGGCTTTTGGGATTGCCTCCATGAACGACAAGAGCAATGCCGCGCTGGCCAATCTCGACCTTCCTGGCGGCAAGACCTTCCGAATAGACGGAAGAGACATCTGCCTGACCGACCTGTGGAGAGCGGCCGGGGCAGTCGATTCGAAGCGGCCCTCGGATTGGCTGGCTCTGCCCCAAACCAAGGCACTTCTCGCGGAGATTTCAAATGCCGAGAAATCCGGCATTTCGCTTTGGCGAGCGGACAGGGGTGTTGGAGGCGGGACCTGGGCTGACTGGCGAGTGGCACTGGCGTACGCCGAGTATCTGTCTCCGGCTTTCCACGTCCATGTGCTCGAGACCTACATGCTCCACATGACCGGCCAGGCGCCAGCGCAAGGGTTGACTAGGTATGAAACAGCTCTGGCCGTCTTCATCGAGCACACCGACCGGAGGTTTGAGCTCGTAGCTGCGCAGGTGGAAGAAGAACGAAAGCGGGTCGAGGGGAAAGCCGATAGGGCACTCACACGGACAGATGACCACGAACGTAGAATCGGTGACCTAGAGGCCTACCGAGGAAAGCAGCGCAAAGGATTCAGTCCGAGAGACAAGTGGGATGCGCTGCGCGTAATCGAATCGTTCTTTGGTGGAGTCTCTCCGGTAACCGGTAGGAAGATCGTAGAGAACGGACTCATCTTGTCCGATGAGCTCGGGCCGTTGGCCCAATACGACCACTTCGACAACAACCGCGCCAACTGCAACAGAGCCAATATCTGGCTCATTGACCGCGAGTTGAACAACGAAAACACCAAGGCGTCCCGGTATGCCGAATGTGAGCAGGACTTCCGGCGCTGCCAACAGAAGATGAGTCAGCTGCCAAAAGTCCAAACCGTTTTCGAATTCAAGACCAACTGAGCTCCTCCCCCGCCACTCGCCCGCGGCCGCGAGTGAGCCCGGTCAGAACAAGCCGTCCAACTACCCCCGCACTCGTTCGCGGCAACGAGTGAGCACGGGTTAACAAGCAGCCGAGCGACGCGGCTGGGACGTCGTTTTCCATCCCAGGGCACCGACAAGGTGAATGGCACATGACCGTCAAGATCAAGGATGCGTTTGGAAACG